ATGAGGTTCAGGAACAGTCCTAGTTTTATAAAGACCAATGTCAAACGATCCCTTCCCGATAGGAGGGATCACAAGCTGAAGTTATTGAACTACAAGGCACGGACACCCACATCTGTCAATCAAAAATCATTGATCCCATTTGTCTATGACCAGGGTCAAATAGGGTCGTGCACAGCCAACAGCGCTGGGTCCATGTACTCGTGGGTTGCTCGTAAGAGTAATGGGCAGAAATTTATTCCTTCCCGCTTGTTTTTGTATTACAACACGCGCGTGCTCCACGGTTCCGTGGAGTATGACAGTGGGGCATCCCTTCGGAACACAATGAGATCATTAAGGGCCAATGGTGTATGCGCCGAGACAAACTGGCCTTACCATTATGACAAACTTTACCAGAAACCATCGCAGAATTGCTACGAAGAGGGTTTGACGCGACAAGCTTTATCCTATGCGTCTGTCCCCATCTCATTGGTTGCCATGAAGAATGTGGTGAGGAGCAGGCCATTTGTTATGGGAATCCTGGTGTATTCTTCCTTCTTCAGTCCATCTGTGGCAAGGACAGGGTATGTGCCCGTTCCAGACACCCGGAAAGAAAAAATGCTGGGAGGACATGCGATACTTGTGATGGGGTACGATGATAGAAAAAAGTGTTTCATCTGTAGGAATTCATGGGGCACCTCTTGGGGTTTGAATGGGGATTTCTACCTTCCCTACAACTACGCTGCCAACTGGAAACTGGCATTTGACGCATGGGTTTTGTATGGGGCCGAGACACCCCCTCTCGCAAACACGCGGATCATCAAGAGGTAATGTTGTATTTTTTATCTATAAAAATAATATGCCTATATATAAATGTCTGTAGAGATTTTCATCCACAAGGGGTTTAAAGACATCCTTTATGATAACAGTATGGTTGGTATCCTGGCTGCTGTTTTCAAGAATAAACCTTGTGAATTTGACATTCTTTTTGTAGAAAATAAGTGGAAGCTATGCCACGATTTTAAAATCCTTACAAAATACAATACAGATCTCCCTGAACTATTGATGCTCATGAAAAAATTTAAAACTTCTTTTCAACAAAATATTATTATCGACATCAAATGGGATTATATCAACAATCGAAATGATGATCTTTCTGATGCCATCCAGCAATTGAAGGGGATTCTGGAAGAATACAAGCATATTCCTTTTTGGATTCAGGCATCCAATCCCAAGATCCTCGAGTCATTACAGCACCACCAGTTCGATTCTGTGTGGAAACTGGGTCTGATAATCTACAATATGGGTGATTTTGAATTGTATAAAAAAAGCATCCATTACGCCATGGTTTCTTTGCCCGATTTTACATTGGAAGAAATCCAGCATATGAACAAGGAATGCTTACTTGTTGGGTACACGTGCCACAACACAGAAGAACTGTCTAAATACAAGCATCTTTTTAAATACATAAAGGGGGTGGTGTGTGATGTATCGCTGTGATTTTTACGAAAAAAAAAAATGGATCTTAAAAGTAGGAGCGTATGGAAATAAATTCTCATCAAAATTTTCCTATCAATCGTGGGATTGATCTGTATAATTCCCGATTTGATAAACTGGATCTTTCTTTTTTACCATTATCTGCTTTATTGAACTGTAATGAGATTGTCTTGTCGTTATTGATGGGTAAAGATATTCAAATAGATATTAAAAATGGGGTCAATTCCAACGGGATCACTGAGAAATCTCCATTTTTGTCTCCACTCGTTTGGGCAGGACTGGTTCATCTATTCGATTGGGAACAAGAAAAACAGATGATTCGAAAAGTGCTGCTGTCTAAAACTGATTGTAATTATATTGGGTTGTGTGGTTTCAATTTATTTCATCTGTATTTAGTGCAGTCGATTTTCGATGATGTGGGTTTCCAGAAACTCAAATGGTGGGTCGATAAACCCATGGTGGATTGTAATGTGTTCTCATTGTTTCTCCAGGATCGTCCCAATATAAGAATGCTCCATCCATCAGAATTGGTTGCGAATATTGTTTCTCAATACCCCAGCTGTGCCAAACATGGTGAAAAGGTCATCCTATACCTGCTTTCAAGGGGTATGTCGTGCCGGTATCTTGGGGATGATTGGAAGGAATTAGTGGAAAAAAAACAACAAACCAATATTCATATGAAACAGCGCCTAAAAAAACAACAAAAAACAAAAACAAGGAAATTAAAAGAACAATGCCTGCCGACACCCCAGATGAACGAGCTGGAGTCCATTCCCCACGATCAGCACCTTTTTTATACTTCTTCTGAAGGGTTGTCATTCCGTTTTCATGGATCGTACATGGACCCCATCATCAAGACCCATCGGTTTCCATTCACAATGGAAGATATCCCATTTTCTGTGATTCGGAAATGGCTCTGTATTTTTGAGAAAAAATGGATCCCAAGGGAAGAATTTACAACAAAAACCCCCATTTGCCAAGACGTTTATATGGAAAACGAAAAATTGTTTATCCACTTGTTGAACAGTTGGATCCTGCCTATTTACCCATATTCAAGAATCATCATGCTCTCCACATTTCCTCTCTCTGAACGGATGTATGAGTACATGTGTTTAAGGATGCGATCTGGAATGTTCCATCTGCGCCCCTTCCATAAAAAGTGCTTGACGAGTTGGAAGAATTTCTTCTTGTGGGCCTGTTATGATTGTATCCACGAATTCCTGTTTGCCAACCAGATTGAAGAGATTGTTTCTCAATTGGAGATTTTTTACACTCTGCCCAGACCCTTCCTTGAAGAGTTCCCCAATATCGAAACATTTATCCTTATGAACAGTTATCAACCCAGCACATACAAAATCTATTCGGAAGAATTTGATTACACAATGTGCCAAGTTTATAATCTCTTTAAAAAAATGGCAATTTTTATGAAGAAGGAATGAATAAAAATAATTATCAAATAATTATTTTTAATTTACAATGCGCATTTAGAAAATAGAAGACAGGAATGATGATGTAGGGGGTGGAGGAGTAGCGGGTGTGACGGCACCACCAGCAGCAGCCGCCTGGGCCTGTTGTCTCTTTTTGCGCTGTTGCTGTGTTTGGGTTGGCGCAGAAACGGCTGGTGGGGCTTGAACGGGTGCTGCGGCACCACCAGCGACAGCGCCACCAGCAGCCACCACAGCGGCCTGGGCCTGCTGTCTCTGTTTGCGCTGTTGCTGTGTTTGGGTTGGCGCAGGAACGGCTGGTGGGGCTTGAACGGGTGCGACAGCGGCGGCCGCCTGGGCCTGCTGTCTCTTTTTGCGCTGCTGTTGTGTTTGGACTTGTTTTTGTTGTGTTTGGACTGGAACAGCAGGAGTGGCCTGGACTTGTTTTTGTTGCTGCTGTTTCTTTTGTTGTTGTTTCTTTTGTTGTTGTTTTCTTCTCATTCCTTGTTGTCCGCACTGGGTCGCTGATTGCGGCACAATCTGGTATAATTTTTTATTCTGCTGTTGTAATGTTCCCATGTTTCCAAGTGTGTCTTTATTTTTAATACAACAGAAATTTCTTTCATTTGCGGATTTTAGATTCTGGATGGTCTGGCAGAACCGCACAATCCCCGCAATCTTTGTGACGAATTGGGGTTGTTGTATATACTTGAAAAGGATTGTCAACTTGTCATTATTCTCTACAAATATTTCTATAAATTCCTTGTCCTGGATATAGTACTTGTAATAATAGGTATTAAGGAAAGCCATGAGGGAATTGTAAAAGGCCAGTGTGTTTTCATAGTATCCGTGATAATAACCATTTTTGTTGAATACCAGATTGTCATAGTATTCAATGGTTTCGGTCGCAATCGCACCCCCATTAGTCATGAGTGGTCGGTAATCAAATTCAAAAAGCACCTGTTTATTCTTGATCATGTTCAAGAGGGTGTCCAGGTTCAGGGGGATCTCATCTATTTTTATAAGGAGGGATGGTTTCACAAAAGTATCATCCGCAATATCCCGCCAATTGGGCAACAAGTCAGTCAGGAATAACGGAACACGCTTTTTACAGATTGTGGGGACATACGAGTTGCGGGCTTCGATATTGAGAGGATCCTTGGGCAATTCAAGGATTGATTTTACAATCCCGGCCTTTACAACTTTTTCAACAAGTGCGAGGGGTGTGATCCCTGCTCCTTTACACAACAAGACATTATAGAACCTGTAGTTTGTCTTTGTCTTATTATCCATATCAAGGTAGATACTGGTCAGCTGGTAGATTTCCTTCAGCACATAATCGATAAAGTTGAGGATGAGGAGGTTATTTTCTTGGGCATAAGGGTCCACCAAAAAACTTTTTGTGTTGTTGGGGTCAAGGGTGTTGGAAACAATGTTCCTGACACTGTTCAAGAAAACAAACATGTCATACCCAGGAACTATAAAATCCATCATCCCATATTTCTGGAAATTCCCCATGCCGATAAATTTGTTTTTTGTTGAAACAACCCCTGTTTCCAGAAGGGTCTTGTCGAAACAACTGTTTTTGTAGTCGCTGATGGTGGCAAAGAATTGGATATTCTTGAGGGCATACTGAGCCCCATACACCATGTACGTCCATTGGATGCCATTCCCGGATTGCTGGTACACTGGGCGCATCAATAGGTTATCGGGGTTGAGGTCAAAATGGCAATACCCATACTGGCTCTGCATTATTTCCAGAGTGAGTGCCAGCTGGTAGAAAACAGACAAGAAAAGGTCGGGTGTCATGCGCCCATTTTTCAAGAGCATCTGGGCTGTTTTTTGTTGTGGGAGTGTGCTGACTTTTTCAATCATGGTGCAGAAATTCTTGCGTAAAGTTGTAGGGCATTGGGACGCATACATTCCGTATGTGTATGCGACATTTGGAGACCACGTTCTGGAAGGATTGGCGCAAATGATCCCAATGATATAATTGTGGAAGATCCCAAGCAATGAATCCATTTCCTGCTTCTGCATCTGGTTGAATTGCGCAGAAAAACGCCAGGTTGTATCATTCAGGAGTTTCCTGATGGTTTCCATATTGAAATCCGTAATGTTACAGCGCAAAATGGTTGCGACACTTCCCATGATTTTGGCATCCGAAATGACAGTGTCCAGCCCATATTGTTCGTAATTTTTGACATCCGTCAGGATGTTCCGTTGGGGATTGAGGCGACCCGTCAATGCCTGTCGGGGGACATAGGCAAATTGTTTGATGGAACTGTTTTTCTTGTTCTTGAGGAGGTTCTGGACGAGACAGCGGACAATCTCCATTGTACGCCTGTCGGTGAATTCATTCGAAACATACTCCATCAGTGTTTCCCTCTCCCTAGGCAGAAGGACATCCACGCATTCCTGGTTGGAACAGGTTTTTTCATAATTGCTTTTAATTTCTTGAAGGAGTTCCCCGATATTGTAACAAAATGTATCTGTGCAAGACATTTTCTTTTATATTCTATATTTTTTTTCAAATACAGAAAAATTTATTATTATTCTATTATCTGCTTGCTTGTTTCTGTTGTTGTTTCTGTTTCCGTTGTTTATATTTCTTCAGCCACTGGACACGTGTCCTCTGACTGGGTGAAAGCAATGCCTTAATATCGTCAATGTATTTATTGTTTTTCCCCAGCACACTTGGGAACAAGTCGTGGAACAAATCAAACCTCTGGTTCCAATAACTATCGTATAGCACATCGGGTGAAGAGATTATCCCCACAAGTGATGGGTTCTTGTGCTTGAAAATCTCGTATGGATAGTTTCCATATAAAAGAATATACAGAACCATTCCAAGCGACCATAAATCATTTGCCACGTATTCTTGGAATGTGCCCTTTTCCTTATTGCTTGTTTTTACCCTCCTCAATAATTCGGGGGACATGTATTTTTTTGTCCCAATCAATTTAAAGGGTTGATCAATCTGGGAAATATGGAGGGCATCGGCAAAATCGACAAAGGAAATCTTGAAATGACCATCAACATAACGCGCCATGATGTTTTCAATCTTGAGATCCCTGTGGACAACCCCAGAATTTATCAGTGTTGCGAACCCATCCATCAACTGTTTAAAGACATTGTCAAAATCCAGCAACAACAATTGATACAACTCTCTGTTTTTTAGGACCATAAACAGATCGGTATCCCCCAAATCCTTCATCTTCATCTGGTCTCCCTTTACCTGGTAGATCTCGTTGAACAAATGTGATTTTCTGGGATTGTGTTGGTGTAAATAGTCAAGGATTCTTTTTTGTTTCAGATATCCATACACGGTCGCTTGTCGTTCCTTTTGTGTGAGGTCTGTATTTGGTTTTTTGATCAAGTAATCACTCTGTCCCTGGCGATAAACCGTTGAATACCCCCCCCTATTCAGTTGTTTCCTATCTGGCATTTATTTTATTACAAAAAAACAAAATAATTTAAGAATTGAACCAGAGTAAAGGAAAAAATGAATGTGGAAAAAGGCATGACCATTATGAAAAAATACATGGAGGAAGAAGATGCGGATGCCACAATTAAAGAATTCCAGGAGGAACTGACACTTGAAGACAAGGTTGAATTTATCAATGTTGTCGAGAAAATGCTGTTCTTTGGGCCCACTGGCAGCATGAAAAGGTTTGTCCGTGTTATTTTAGACCAATTTGAGGACCTTTCCACGAACCTTCGGTGCAGGATGCTGGAGTATGTTTATGAGGCAGACGACCCAGAATACATTGCGCGCCTAAGGAAATGGATTGGAAAGGAGGATATGGAAGTTGCGTGCCGTGTCTTTTGGTTGAAACAATTGAGTTTCTATCCCCTCTATGAAGAAGACCAGCAGATCGACGACTGGATAAACAGAGTGTTTCTGGATGTTGAGGATCCATTCTATAGGAACAAGATTGTCATGGATGCTTTCCACACCTACGAAGAGAATGAGAGGTTTGATGTTTATATCCGGATAATGAGACAATACAAGAAGATTTTCGAGGACCCTGTCATGTACCGCATCACATTCGCTCACAATCTTATCAAGAAGGACATTGAGGATGAGGCATTCATTGTGGAGTGCCTTGACGAGTTGTTGAACATCATGACGGATTTTGCTTACCCATTTGAGACCCAGGCGGATATTTGTGATTTTTTTCTCAATACCGAAAACAAGCACCTCACGAGCGCTTACCACGACCAGGCACAGAAGAAAATGGAGGAACTATTCAGAGAGAATATGGTGTCGGGACTGTCCATCTATGCGAACCGACAGAATGTCCATTCAGAATCCATTGAATCAAGTTCGGATGAGGTGCTCAAGAAACTCCACGAGAAGTATGGATTGATGCCCAGCACCCTAGAGAAGCTCCAGCAGTGGCGCCTGGAAATGGAAGATTGGACAATCTACAAAGAACAAAAGGACGATATACAAGACAAGGTTTCATTGTGTATGAACCGCATCTTTTTTGATAGACGCCTCTATGGCACAACCAAGGATACTCTGGTGACAATCTTTGGTTTGGTGTGGCGGCACATCCACCATTCGGAGCACGAAGAAGAATTGAAGAAACGATTACTGGAAGAAATGACGGAAGCGTCTGGGCAATGCTCAACAGGGATTGCGATCCGTCTGGTGAATACATTATCTGGGTATGATGATTTCATGTTGAAGATCAGTTATCGCGAGGCCATCCTTTCCAAGGTCATGCACCACATGAACAAGAAGGTGATGGAACACCCAGACCCCCACATCCAGGAAACGCTCCTATACGAGATGATCCTACCCCCCTCAGAATACACAAGCCGCAAGAATTTTCTGGAATTTTTCCGTAAAAATATCGCCACCATCAAGGAACAGCTTTACGAAGAATACCAAGAGCTTGTTTCGGATACTGATTTTGATCTCTATCTGAAACAGGCGCTCATTGTGTATGAAGGAAATAATTGATTTAAGAAGAACAAATAAATCATATCAAAATGAGGGCATTGCCATTGTTATTCCAGTGTCTCTTTTATACGGGGTCGTGGGTGTCGGAGCAGCAGTACAAACCATTTGTCGATTACATCAGGAATCATCCAAACGTGGAGAGTGTCAATTTCCACAAGTTTTTACAGAGCCCCCCCAAAAATCGTAATGATACAATCCTGATTGGGCATTCCTTAGGGGGGTATTTTGCGTTAAAGGATGCTGTTAAATACCCAGACCGAGTGGCGGGTGTGGTGCTCCTGAACAGTCATTTTAACAGCAGGGGGGTTATGCCGTACCCAAGGATCCAAATCTCTGGTGTGGATGTGCCCGTATTGACAATTTTAGGGGGAAAAGATGAACGCCTCCCAATCAAGAAGGCAATGGACGATGCGTGGGAGTGTATCCAGGAGAGGGAGACAGGCAAGTTTTTTAGGATCAATAAGAACCACGATCATTTTACAGGGATCACAAATGTCGAGGGACAGAACAAGGTGATTATTCCTATTTATAAATTCTTGGACGCAATGGAGACACGAAACTTTACACTTGTGAGAAAAATGGAAACCTATCGCAAGAGGTTTCATCCCGAAATGTTCCACCTCTCAACGGATGCCGTTGTGGCATCCCAATCGGTCAATGTGATTGATGCGATCCTGGGATTGGTGATTCCAAAATTCATCTGGAAATTTGCTCATTTTTTATGGTTCCTGACCTCGAAACCCGACGAGACATTGAGTTTCCTGTTTGTGGATGATAATCATATCTTTTTGAAAGGAAAAGAAAAGGACAAGAAGAATTATATCAAATTATTAAAAGAATGGGCTGGTGATGTTCCCGTAGAAATCAGGGATTTTTACCTGCCAGCAATCCACCCTTCCATCCTATTCTGGTTGTGGTTCCCATTGAATCCTGTATTGAAGAAGGACAAGATCATTGCCCCAAGGATCATCCTGGAGGTGAATAATCAAACGACCTATTATAAAGTCCCCAATCCTCGTAAATTATACAGCATCCTACCAAACTCTAGTTTTTTTAGGTTTTGATTTATTCTATATTTGGTCAAAAATATAGAATAACTAACAGTATTTTATTGTTTCAGGATTTTCAACAAGAGTTTTTTGTACTGTTCCTTGTCTTCCTTTTCAAGCTTTTTTAGGTAATCCAGAAAAACCGATTCATCCTTTATCGACGATTTTTTGTTGAGGATATGGGGGAATTTTTTCTCAAATTGTATGTTATGGAAAGGTTTTTTTTGGAGAAATGTGATATATTTTGATTTTAGGGCGTTGAAGAGTTTGCTGTCGCGGGGTGTGATGCGCTTTGGGTTGGTTGCCCTTATAGTGGCCCATGTATTGATGATTTTTTCCATTTTTTCTGGTGTGAGTTCATTCATTGTCCTATTCCTTTTTTCAGCTGTTGTGGTTTTGCGCCTTAGGGTCTTCATGGTGTTTACCATTTTCAAATCATTCCTACTCAATCTTTTCTTTGTTTCCATTTCTCTATTTAAAGATAAAAAACAAATAGTATTAAATATGAGTTTAAATCGTGATTTTGAAGAGATTTATGAATTTTATGTTCAATCATTGATTGATACAATTGGAGAAAGCAAACCCCATATTGATACTACAGAATTAAGGGCGATATGGAGAAACATAAAAACCCCAAACAGATCCAAGAAACCCCAACGAAAAAAAGAACAATATCAAGAAAAGAATGAGCAAGAAAAGAAAAAAAGCCAATTAGAAGCTTCATTGGTGATGATGAAATACGACGACCTCTGTCGGCATTGCCTGAGGAATGGGATACAGCCACCCAACAATCGAGAAGACATGATCAAGGCGATCATCACAAAAACGAATCTTTTGTGAATTCTTCCTGGTACATGGTTTTCCACATGTCCCGTTCGTCCTTTAATTTTTTCAGGTCTTCCTGTAGGCGCAAATAATCCCTAAACATTGTATTGCTCGAACATTCGTGGTATTTATGATAAATGGAAGAAAAATGCTGATTGAATTCTTCAACAGATTTGAAAACATGTTTTGGATTACATTCACATTCAAACTTGCTCTGGTGAGAGGGCATTTTTATTATAAATTATTTTTTTCTTATATCAATCATCTATTTTTTATGACATATTTATCAAGTTCAGGATTACGTGTGCAATGAAACAGTTTGCCTTGTTTTGCGCGTTCTTTAATAAGATTAGTCATATTAGATTCACTCGCCTGCACTGTATAAACAATACCAACAATCAGAATAACAATTCCAGCTAAAACAATCAGCGCAAACGCTGTTTTATAATTTTTAGAAGATACTATTATTAAGCCAACTACACCGATTATAAAAATTACCACACCAGCTATAATTAAGGGTTTGGCTTGTGATTGTATTGTCATGAAATATTTTCCTTTTTCTTCATCGTAAATCTGTTCGCCTGATTTAAAAATAACAAAATTACATTTGCGGGGTATTTCTTGTAATTCTTTGAGTTTTTTTAGCTCCATAAGTCTATTTATCACATTTTCATCAATATCAAATTTAAATTCAAAAGAAGAAGGTTTTATTGTTTGTTCTGGAATATAGGTTGTTTGTTCTGGAATATAGGTTGTTTGTTCTGACATTTTTATATTTATAAAATAATTTTTATAAATATTAAAAAAAAGACAATGCTCAAGAAGAGGTGTTTGGCATTCTTTTCAGGCACAATCCGGGAAACCATGAAGGAGATGGGTGCCGAAAAATCCCGCCCCCAGGTGATCGCAATCAGTGCCAAACGTACCATCAAGGATCATCCCGAGTGCAAGAGATACCTTGACAGGCCACAACAGAAAATCAAGCTGGACGAGAAACACTGGGTCGTGTGGTCATCCAAGAGTTTTCGTTTGTATCGTTCCCAACCGTGCTCAATCCGTGTTTTTTTTTCTAAAAAAGCCCCACCATCTTTGGCATGGAAATCGGGTTTGAAAAAACTTTTACATGAGAAATTAGGCATACCAGTTGGAAAGCTTGGGAAGGAACAGGAAAAGGAAAACTACCTAGAGATCCCGATTGACAATCCTAAATTGATCCTATCCCTCCTTAATCATCGGGTGGCTGGATTCCTTGATTGATTACTTTTACTGGATATATACAACAAATAAGCCAGATACACCCCAAAAAAGTTTTTGGAGAATAGATCCAGGATATTGAAAAATGTGTTTTTGGGGTGATAGGGCAACAAGGCGGCAAAACCATAGATCGCCCACACAACCACAAAATACCAAAAGAATTTTTCTCCTTCTGGGTTGTCTTTGACAAATGTATTGTAAATAATTGTGTAGTAGGCAACAAAAGGAATGAATCCAAGCACCACGGATGTATGTTTGTGGATCTTTCCAATCTCCCCCATATAACCAATCAACAGCATCAGGGCATTCAACACCACCACCTGTCCAATCACCTTTTTATGTTTCTTGACAAATTGCCCCAGTGTCTGTCTTGTTTTTTTATTCTTTAAATAGCTCAAATAAATCATGAGAGTAAAGAGCATGGTGGGGGTGGTGAGGAACCAGTCGTAATAGCGTTTGGGTGTGACATTGGTGGCGGCGGCATTGTGGATGGCAAGCACCAGCCAGATATAAAAGATCCCCTCGATAATCTGGACAATTAATTCCAGGATGAGTGCCTGTCGCAAGATTATTATATTAGGGGGGACATTCAAGCGGAGGGCAAGGGCGTCCATGATGCCCGTAGCAATCTGGACAAACAATGATAAATAAACAGTATATTTCATCAATAACTCCATTTTTTATTTATTCTGTCAAACAAAAATGATTTTATAAGAAAAAGTATTTTACATCAATCAAAATGTCTTTGAAACAATTCCAACCATTGTATGCCAAGAACAAGAATGGGGTGTGGAAAGAATGGAAAATTTCTGTAAAAACAGAAAACAATATCCCCACTATAGAAATCCAGCATGGGCAACTTGGAGGCAAGTTGATTACAGAGACACAGGCCATCACAAAAGAAAAGAGGGGTTATGACACACTATGGGATCAGGCGGTATTTACTGCACAATCCAAATGGAATCACAAGCACAATCGAGAGAACTATAGGCCGACAATGGACGAGGAGACATCTACAAAAATATCACCGATGCTGGCTAAAACGTTTGAAAACGGCAGGCATTTAAAATTCCCTCTCTACATCCAACCCAAGATTGATGGGTTGCGTTGTCTGGCCAGCATAGGGGGCCTTTATTCCCGCACTGGTTGCCCTTTCCTCGGTCTCCTATCCATAAGAAATGATTTAAAGAAATACTTTGAAAAAAACGAGGGGTGTGTGGTGGATGGTGAATTGTATTCTGACGAGATGCCGTTTGAGGAATTGAGCGGGTATTGCCGTCGGCACAAGACGATACCATCTGGGAAAAAGGTGGTGTTCCATGTATTCGATGTGATTACTCCTGACGACATGGGTTTTGAAGATCGTCTCTCATTTTTCCCCAAAGAAACAGAAAATATCCGTCTGGTGCCGACAAGGGAGATTGAAGGTCAAGGTGAGATTGAACCCAACCTAAAACAGTTTATCAAAAATGGGTATGAGGGTATTATATTGAGGAACAAGAATGGTGCGTATCGAGTGGGACACAGATCGTGGGATTTACAGAAATATAAATTATTCCAAGAGGACGAATTTATCATTACTGGTTTTACCGAAGGCACAGGGAGAGAAAAGGGGTTGGTCATTTGGGAGTGCCAGACCAAAGAAGGCAAGACATTCCACGTGCGACCAGAAGGCGAGCACGAAACACGGAAAGAAATGTTCAAAAAAGCAGGATCGTGTATCGGCAAGAAACTAACAGTTGTCTTCCAGGAATACACAAAAGACCAGATTCCAAGGTTTCCGGTTGCCAAGGCAATTCGTGAAGAATATTAATTTTTTTTAGGCGTGTAATAAATGTCAACGACTCTTATTACTTTTGAATACACCACTGTAGATACACTTACGACCTCATCTTCCATTTTAAAGGCAGATGATCTTGTGCCTTTAAGTGTGGTGAAACAATCAGGATCTGTATGGAATGTTTCGTATTCATTGAGCGATGTTATGGCAAGCAGTAGCCGTATCAATGCCATTTACAAAATTTTTTGTTCATACCCCCAAGACACAACAAAAAATCTCACAACATTCCTACAATTACGGCTTGATTATTGCATACAAGAAGAAAGTTATCCCGATTTGTATTGTCCCAATAATATTGGGGACTATAATAATTTGAATACAAACACATGTTCAAGATTGGTCAGCACCAATTCAGATTTTAATAATACCCAATTATCAAACAAGATCCAGTGCTACGGATTGAAACAGTATCTGGATGTTGGAAGCACCGATGAGACCATGAAATCAGTTGTCCAATTGGGTTATAAGAATTTCTGCTCCAACAACCCCACAATGAAGGAATGTCAATGCTATAATCGTGCGAATTTTGACGCATACAAGAACGCCGTCAGCATCCTATCGACAGATTCATCAATGAAGAGTGGGAATGAGAGCTGTTGGTACATCCCCTGCCAGTACAAGACAAACATCCAGGTGGATCCTGATTTACAATCTGCGTATGAAAATGTCCAGTGTCCCAATGTGTGCCAGAACATTATCGCACTTGTCAATAACAAAAATGTTTCTTTATCCGACATTAGCTTGAGCAATAACTGTATTGCGTCCAATGTGGATAGCATCAAGGAGAGCATCACAGACAATATCACAAATAAGGAAGCAACCAAGATTTATAGCGCAGAAGAAACAAAATCAAAAGCCACAACAGCATCACCAAAATCGGCATCTGCCACAACCATTACAATTGACCAAAAAACATTATTTATTTTTTTAGGAGGGTTTGGTATTTTTATTGTCATTATTGTCATAATCAATTTGGCATCGGGTAAGCCAAATCAATCGGTGGATAAGAACTGATGATCCTTGGGCGTGCGCACAAACGGGGGTCTTTGGTTAAACACTTGTAAGAAGAAGGTGGGACTGGAAGACAAGTGGGCAACAAAAACCCTTCAATCTTTTCATAATTTTCTGGACAGGTGCCGTCCGCATTGGGGCGCTTTGGCTGGCGCAACAATCGGCATTCTGTGGGTGTTGAGATACTTTCATCTTCACAAGACATGTTTATTTTATTTACCGATTATTTTTTATTTGCTACTTGCACTTTTGTGGTTTTTGACCCAGTCGCAGCGGAAATCATGGCCGCAAAAAACCCAATAAAACCAATTGCCGCGACTGTCCCCATGACCCCCTGGTATATCTTTTGTTCTTTTTCAAATTTTGCCAGCAACGCATTGTTTTCTTTATCTACTTGATCTGGGTCTATGTCAGTATCCCAAATCACAGTGCAATTCCGCTGGTTTGTTGCGTTTGGATTGGCCATAAAAGGCCCTATTTTTTCCTTCAGCACAAGGTCAGTGACATCAATTTCAGCGTGTTCAGAAAAATCGCTGGCCGATAATGCGACTGTTGGGTCTCGTTTGTCTGTTAATTCATACTTGTATTTGTAAATGATATATTTGTATTCTGATTCTGCTGGGGCAGAAGCTTGTCTCCGTGCTTTGCTCATGTCGACAAAATAAAAATTTCCAACAGCACCTTCTTTGGCATATATAGGAGGGCTTTCTTTTATAGGTGTAATGGAAATTTTAACATTCTTGGCAGATACATTTTTTTCCCAATTAAAATCAAAAACACCTGTTTTATTTACCTGAACCCATTGTTTATTTTTACTGTAAAACAATATTCCGAATAAATTAAAGACAAAACTGTATTCAGGAATTAATGCTGGGTCTATTTGCGAGTCTGCATTACTAAAATCAATCGGATTATACATTTTACATACAAGTTGTGGTATATATGTGCGGTTAGGATCGTTTGCCACACTCTCCATAAGTGTGATACATTCTTTGGATACTTCAGAATAAAAATGATACTCATACGTCCCATCTTGTTTTGCGATAATATCAATTGCTTTTAGTTTATCGTTGTTCATCCAGTAGTTATACGCGTCATCTGGGGAACTGAAAATCGCATCTACACTCGTTTTTGTGAATTTACACCCACTTACATTCTGTATTGGGGTGCTGGTCGTCTGGGTGCTTGTTTTATTCAAAAGGCAACCTGTATAATTACCAATACCATTCAACCCACACGTATAATTAAAGGTTTTCAATTGTTCCTGGGGTTTTGGTAGTTTTTTGATTTTTTTGTTCTGTTCGATGACCTTTTTGATTTCGTCAACCTTGGCATTGACAATCTTAAGGCCCATTGTGTATATGAAATACTCAATAATAAGCACAAGGACAATTGGGAAAACCATCAATATAATACTCTTGATTGAATGTATAGCTGTTGCAGCTCCTAAACCAATAACCACTACAACAGCTATAATAATTGACGCAAAATCAATAGAAAGACCCTCAGTTTTTGCTGTTGCTGTTTGCTCAACTTTGTTTTTAATGTCCTGGACTGCGGAAGACTGGTTCAATGATTTTGCAGCACACTCCATTCCATTTTGAATATCCTGTTCTACATTCACTTCTTCTATCTTGATGTCGCCTGTCCTTTCCTTGACACTGAGTTCAAAGGAATTGACAGCGGTCGACACACACGATGTGCTTATGGTTTGGCTGACATCCATGGATGCTGTAATCGCAGATTCAAGTGAGTTGTTTGATTCACTGTAATTCCCAAAATTCAAACCACTTACCAGCGAATTTGCTTGCTGCTGTATTTCTTGAGAAACACTCTGTAATATCGAACTATCGTTCGTCTGTTCGAATGATGCCTTTAGATCATTTTCGACAAGTTGTTTCACATTAATTTTTGAAATATTGACATCACCGGTGCCTCCTGATATTGCGATTTTGGCTTCATTATAAGAATTCATCATGGCAGTGCTGGAGGTATTCTGAAGAACACTTGCATAAGACCCTATTACAGTGCTTGTATAATTAGAAGATTCAGCTTGTCCCATTTTATTTACAAACAATATTTTTCAATGAAAAAAAATTTTAACAAACAGCACTTATGAAATAAGGTCTTCTTTCGAAAACAAGAGAAAAACTGCATCTGTAATGGACAATTTGTTTGTTTTTACAAGGTGCTTGGTGAGTTTGATTTGATTCAACCGATGAGGGCACTTGCTGTGCCTTGTCTTTTCATTCAATTTATCAAACAACAAAAGAATCCTTTCATCATCAATAGCACCAATCATTTCAAGGTGGAGGCCTATCAGCGCCTTTATGATGTCCATGACATCGAGTTCATCGATGGTCTCATCACTACGACCATCCTCCAGCCAACCCTTATGGAAGCCAATACATTCTTTGGGAATATACATTTTTTTTAATATTTTATTGTAATAAAAATAAACAATAAAATATGAGTTTTTTCAAAGAATGGGATTTTTATTTTGAAGCACCAGAAACATGCAAAGACCCTAAATATATAAACCAAAAATACAAAAATACAAAATTCTATAGTAAAGGTTGCACATCTGGAAAAGCTGTTTCTACCAATAGACAATGGTGTTCTGAAAAACTTGGACCCTGGTATAATAGGTGTAAGTATTGTAGTGGGAGCGGATGGTCCTATTCGATTGCCGACAACAAATGCTGGCGCCTCAAGACTGGCTGCACTGGGAATACATATTTATATTCTCCCACTTCGCTCTGTTATGATGAGGACAGCGCGTGCAAACCAGAAATGATGACCAACAAAACTGAATATGGTTGTTCTAATAATTTAAATGTGCGGGACTATGATTTATATCAATTAAGCTCGAATAATTGTGATTGTGTAGCGGGAGATTGCACAGTTTACAAGGTATGCACGTACGATAATTCTATTTTTACAGTTTTGGGTGGAGTGGGGTCGGATAAACTTGTCAAGAGTGTTAAAATTCTGTATAAAAACGCAAATGATTGTGATTTTAATGTTAATCGTGTTTTTAAAGCCACAATCCAATTTTCTAAAATCACAAAATGGGAAATGTTGGATACAATCAAAAACCTTTTTGATTCAATCGCAACAACCGCAAGCATAAAATCATTTATCCAATACCATAATTTTATAGGATACAAAATGATTGAATTTTACCTTGCAATGAATGTTGAGAACAATGTAAAGGTTGATTTAAGAACATTTTCAAAATATATTCCATTTTTTATGGTTTTCAATAATTCAAGTGCTTCGGGGCTTACACAACCTTATACTTATTCTTCTAATAATAACACCTATGATTTCACACGTGATTTTTTTACAAGAGGTACAACCTCTATAAAAACTGGCACTTGTCTGTTGTATGGCACAAATTGCCCTATAATCAAAACAGTTTCTTCATCCTATTTAAAAATTGGTGGATCCATTGGACCTGAGAGTGATGTTAAATTTTCAAACAAAACTTTTAATTATTTTCTTGTTAAACCATTCGATGCGTGTATCCAGGACGATTTCCGTTATGTTGAGGGCAACCCAATCATTTATCTCGTCTATTACAATACAGGTAGTTTCAAGGATCAAGCCCTTATGACAAGTATGGATGAAATTAAAGAAAAATTCATCAACAATGGTTCGTTAGTGGCTGCCCCCGAATGTAAAGTTTGGAATGAGTATGTTTATTACAATCACCTTTTACCCAATATTTGTTATCAGGTTGAATCAGAATCTTCCAGGTGTAATCTTATTATGAATTACAATGCGTCTCCTCCTTCTTCAGTTGCTCAAAAATGTTCCACCATGACATCAAAGCGATTCCCTGATTGTAAAACATACCTGTTATCTGATATTGATTTAAAACAACCAGCCGCAAACAAGACAAGAACCTATGAAAATCTATACACCCTTGAACAAAACTTTTGTAGTAAAGAAGATACTCTGGAATGCCAGTGTCTTAATAGAGAAACACAATCCGCATACAAGTCCTTCCAGAATTCAAGCTATGAATTCCCGGCTAATATGAAAGGGAATGAGGGGTGTTGGTACGCCCCTTGTCTGGACAATTCATCCTCAAATATTTTCATCCAACCTTCCTTTAGGGAAGAAGAACGAAATTGCCCCACTACTGTATGCCAGAATGTCGTTTCTGTCATTAATAGAGCGGGAAACGTCAATATATCAGACCTAGAATTGAGAACCTCCTGTACATTCCTGTCGTCGGCAACCCCAAAACCCAAAGCATCAACAACCACCGCGCCTTCGAAAGCAATAACAACCGAAGAATCAACTATTACAACTGAAGAACCAACTGAAGAACCAACTACAACTGAAGAAGAACCCAATGATTTTTCTGAGGACATCAGGACAATTGACTTGAATTCTTATTATATTTTTATTGGAATTATTATTATTGTCATCATCTGCTTGGTGTCGGGTTCTGTTTATTACTGGATGACCCCTGATGCCAAGAATCCTGACTTTTTACAAACATTCGTCAGCTTATTTTTCAGATATATCGCAATCATCTTTATACTATATGCGATTGTCTTTTTGATTTACACTCTCCAGATGGTCATCGCAATCCGCTCCGCGCTCGAATCAAACGAGCCAATCGAACAAACAGATTAATCCAAATTTTTTCATTATCTTATTGATAAAGGAATGGACCTTGCAAAATATAAAAACATCCTTGGAAAACCAAAGGAGGGATTCCACAGGGCACGCCTTTTTGGGCTTGCCCGTAATGATATACTTGGAACCATTGTGGTTGCCCTCTTGATTTCACATTCTTCATTCTCAAAATTCCTTGCCACCTTTCTCCTTCTCTTTATCATTGGTATATACCTCCACTGGATTTTTGGCGTGGATACTGCTCTTATTGTATGGTTGAGAACATCATTTGATCGATACACAAAATCGAAAACATGTTTTTAAATAATTTTCTTTTTATTAAACAAACATGTCGTCGGAGAAACAACAACTCAACAAGAAAATTTTTCAGTTGGAAATGGATGTCCTGCCATTGTTGTTTCCTGGCCACACAGAAAGGATGCGCAGCATCCAGGGCACAAAACAATGGATCCGTTCCATGAAGAGCATATTGACCAAAGTCGACAATTATATCAGGGACAATGATTACCATACAGCCGATTTTGCCATTTATTATGACAAGGATCATGTCAAGACAGAATTGTACCCCTTCAAGAGTTTCGTGGATAATGTGATTGGGGTGAAACATTGGTCCCATATCCCCAGTGTGAAAAGGGCTCGCCAACAACAAACAATAAAACTAAAGCAACAATTCGGGCAGGAGCACGAGGTGTTGGGTTTGTTGGGCTGGATACAATTCCACATCTCCCTGTTGCGCGCAATCTTCGAACAACTGGTCGAGAAAGAATACAAGGTTGATAAAGAACTTGGAAAACTATTGCCCATGAGCCAGGAGAACAAGAATGTCTATCAGCATTTCTGGGCTCCTATCAAGCACCCCCGGAAAAAACCACAGAGCAATCGAACTCGGACAAACCTATAAATAAAAAAAAAGTTAAATTATTTTATTTTTTATAGTAAATATGAAATGAAAACATTATGGCTTTCATTTTCTATTCTGTATATTGCCAGTATTGCCGACGCCAGATTCCTGCGGGAATTGATTGCGGCTGTCGCCATTGAAGATCGTCGTGAATACAACAATGCCTTACCCCCACAAATAAACGATGGGGTTGTGGTTTCTGGGAATGGTCGCAAATTCGACCCGCCCTATCTTAATTCTAGCGGAAAAAGCCGATACACCCACGGGTATCCGCCTCGTTAATTTTCAAAGTTTTTCAATTTTGAAAAATGCGACTGGACGGGCTTGAACCGTCGACCTTTCAGATATAAGCTGAAAACTCTGACCGACTGAGTTACAATCGCAGCTCACCTCTACTCCTCTTATTCTATATTTTTTTATTCCTTTAGATCACTTTGGTCTGTGGAAACGGCAATATGGCGATTTGAAGACAAGACGATTTTTACAGAATTGTTGTTTCTTTGTGCTGAAATGGGCGCACCTATAACGGTAATTACCACCCCCAAGATCCACCTTGTTCATTCTCCACTCCTTGCTTGCGTCGTCAAAATCGATATCCACCTGATACATTTTCTTTCCTCCTTATTGTTTGTTGTGAAAAAATCATTTTTTAATCAATCTGATCCCTGGGGCACTCTCGACTTGGGCATTTCTTGTTCTCTCGATGGACCGGAAGGTTGTAGGATGTCCATCCCGCCACTGGGACTTTGAAAGCCGGGCTGACACCATAACCAAATTTGATGGAGACCACATCATACCCCAGTAGTTTCAACAGCACCATGGCCTGACTGCTTGTGTGGCCCACATAACAGATGAGGAAAATTGTCTTGTCCTTGGGTAATCTGGCAAGGTTCTTTTCATCCAGCAGGTCCAGCCAGAAAATATTCTTGGCACCCTGGATATGATACTTTTCAAATTCTTTTTTCTTGCGCAAGTCAATCAGGACAAACTCATTGTGTTTCTTCTTGTCCAGATAATATTTCTCATAAAACTCCAATGGGGTAATGTAATTCCAGTCGGTCTTTGTGTTTTGTATGTATTTTCTCAATTGTTGCTCCATTACTTTTCTTTTATACTAGAAAAGATCTTGAAGTATTTTTGTTTTGAATTCCGTTTCACGATTGATGAAAATCATGTTTTCGAGGATATGGAAAAGTGGAATCCGTATATATCGGCTTGTGCTGTCTCGGGTGCTATAAAGGAACAGTATTTTACCCTTGTGGATGTCCATTCCAATATTGTATTCAATCTGGACATTCTCAAAACAAAATGGCAGTGAAACACCCACGACCTCGTGCTTTCCAGACAGCAGATCAAGGACAACGATGGAATGGATGTATTTCCTCCCATTCTCCCCGTGTGCCACAGAATGGACAGAGAAAAAATGGAATCCCCTCCACACCACAGCCGGAGAACTCCCCCTAAATTCTTTGAAATAAGCAGGGGATGGGATGCGTTCATCCACCACCAGGCGATTATTCATATCCACTGACCCAATTTCTACTGGGTGCCACTGGTAGATGAACCGGTTGTTCCCACACCAAGTCCAGTTCTTTTCACACGCATTCTCTTCGTAGGGGGGATGGATGACCCGGGTGCTGTGGAACAAGGTGCGCTCCACATCGTATTTTCCAGTGATGATCCGGATGGCGTCGGAATATGAGTATGATTTGGTCACCCCATAGAATAAAATGTCCTGCTCGGTGCCTTGCACCAACCTCACATCCTCCAACCCAACGATTGCCAGTTCCTCTTCCCGCTTCCCAGGGATGTCCTCGTCCATTGGGCGTATAGGGCTGACCGGTTTGAGTGTCTCCCGGTCCATGAAATAGAATTCATTCTTGGAGATGCCGTTGTATGTGCTGTTGATCCTTCCTTCTATGAGTGTCACATAGGAACCATTGGGCAGGATACGATAATTCACCTTGCGCACATTGACAAGGTACCATCGGGGGTTTTCAGGATAGACAATCAATCCAGACGAAGAAGGGACATAATCTGGGTCCTGTGTGGAAAAGGTCAAATCTCCCTTCTCGCACCCATCAATCACGAATAATTTATTCAAAAAACTTGTGCATTCCTGCGTGAAAAAATGATGAGAAATCGGGTTCGTGAGGCGAAGGGCTTCCGCAAACAGGTATTTCCTCCAATACATGGATTGATCTGGTAATTTCTGTAGCAACCTTGTTTCGCGCTGGTAAAGAATGTCTTCATCCGTAATATTTTTGTGGGCCCATCGACAGATTGGCATTTCTTTGCACCATTCCGGAAAATCATTATCGATTTTTGTGCGGATCATGGCCTTCTTGACGAGGCGCAAACGGGTGATGGAAGTATCAACATTATCAGGAATAGTATCCGAGAATTCCAGCAATTTCCACCAGCTTTCAAACCAGTATTGGGATGATTGGTTGAGTTTCTGGAAGAATTGTTGCTGGCGTTCAAGAACGGGTGTGCGCATACTAATATGAAAAGACACCTCCGCCGTATCGTATTCTACAATGGCCTGCCCCCATTCACACAATGGAGAAAATTCTTCCACCAACCTCCACTCCCCAAGGATCCTGGATAGACCTAGGAACATGCGCCTCTGGTAAATGTCCAATTCGAGCCGGTGCTGGTAGAATACTTCCCACGAGGGACGAACATGTTTATCAATCCATTCTTCACGATTGGTCATTTTGTTTTCAATACAGATTTGATCGTGTGAAAACCGGACAATGTTCTTCTGGATGTCATCACTTTTGGTGTAATAAACCCATTCAAAATCAAAGACGGGGATAATGACACCACACCCAGCCGTGAATGTCATATCCCAATCAAATTTTTTTCCAAAACACGGGACATGAAAAAGGGACGGCAATTCCAAAAATATTTTCTTCTGCTGATTATTCTTCTTGAATACCTGGAACTCATCCACACGTATCCAGTGGATATTGGGGCATTGTTTATACACAATCTCTTCTGGTAAAATATCAACAATAATCTTCAATTGGATATCGGTGTTGAACCAGTGAGAAAAATTAATATGATCATTGTTTTTTACAATATAATAAAAAATAATATGGTCCGTCATTTTTTATCATCAAATAAACTATCCTTTAAGTTAATTAATCAAAATAGGCATACTTGTAAATCTTTTTAATGTCGGGGATAAAGACCATCCGTGGATTGGCGGACTGGAGCGGATCCCCAAATGTCATTTCGGACAGCTCGCATAGGTGGTTGATAAAGGTGTCCCGATTGATAAGGGAATGGATCTTTTCAAAACCAATATTACAACGGATGGCGCGCAGTGCGCTCACCATTTTCTGCCGTTTTTCGTCATTATCCCCCGTCATGCCCAATGAGGTCGCAAGCAGTGAATACTGGATATTTGCCATAGGGTAGGGGTAGAATGGAAACACGGCACCCCGTTTGGGGCAGAGTGAAGAGTTGTATTCTATCACATGGGGCATGATGGACGACAGGGCATTCGGAAAGGGGACACCAAAGAATGAGCTCATCTTGGCGGCCATCGATGTCCCAAGCCCCACTCCGTTATGGGAAATGGCAACGGACATTTGGACGCACGCATCGAGTATTTTATTCTTGTTCGTCTGACTGTCGAGCAACTGGAAAAAGATCTGGCGGGTCGCATCCAGTATCATCTGTCTTGTTTCTTCATTGGAATCAGCAGAAACAAATGCCTCGATCCCCTGCAGAAGGATCACATAGGCATTTTTTAGAATCTTTTCCTTTTCATGGGTCATATCGTAATCGTAAATGACAGCGCTGGGTCGCAATGATTGCGCATAAACAGTAAGGTTTGATTTGTTGCTTGTGATAGTTTGTGTAAATGGGGTCATATCGACACTGCTCGGCATGGTTGGGATGACCACCAAACGGATATTGTTCTTGAGGCCCAGGAGCTCATCGTGGCGTTCGTATTCAATAAAGGGTGCGACCAGTTTTTCCAGTGAAACATCCCTATTTTCATAGCGCAACCGCACCAATTTTGCTATATCGATTGTTTCCTTCTTGCCAATGGCGAAAACGACCGTGGGTTTGAAATTATCAAGAAGGCGTACATTATTCTCAATATCATCCACATCCTCGGTCAGATCATTGAAAATCATGAGGTTATGCCCAGACGAGCGGAGGAGGTTGAGAAGCTCGCCCTTGTTGGGGACATCCGGGTCTGTGATGATGACAATATTCTCATTGTCGAGTGGCAACGAACCCACCGAATCAAATAGGGTTCCCATGATGATCTGGGGTTTCAAAAGAGGGTGTGGTGATAAAATCTTCCGGGCAACCGTCTTGATCTGGATCAACTCATTTGGGCCAACATTGACAGACGCCATGCTGCCACCATGGACACCACACCCAACCGTCATTGAAGGGGCGACATTTGGGTTGTACCGGATCCCAATCCCACCCAGTGCAGGCATGTTGATATTGACATGATAGGTGGGGATCCTTTTCTGGAACCACTCGATCCTTTCTTCATCATTGGTATAAAGGCACGAAGAATGACCTGGGCCACCAAATAGGACCAGCTCCCGAGCCACTTCCACCGCTTTTTCAAAATTATCCGCGCGATAAAGCGCCAAAATAGGGCTCATTTTCTCGTGAGAAAAAACCTCATTCTCACCAACCTCGGAAACCTCCACAGCCAGTGCTAGCGCCAAGGGCGGGATCTCCACACCAGCACTCTCAGCGATAAACTGAGGGGATTTGCCCACAATTTCTGGATTCACCCTTACTCCCCCAGGCATGAAAACATTGGAAACTCGTTTCTTTTCGTAATCGTCAAGGAAATACACACCACGCATCTTCAGTATCTCCTTCACCTTGTCATAGACACTATCCAGGACAATGATTGACTGTTCCGTGATGCAGGGCACACCCCAGTCAAAAGTTTTTCCAATCATGATGCTATTGACGGCCTCCCGTAAATCAAAAGTGTCATCAATCACAACGGGTGTGTTGCCTGGGCCCACACCAATCGCTGGTTTCCCAATCGAATAACATGTTTTCACCATGTCGGATCCACCCGTCGCCAGAAGGAATTTGGTCTCTTTGTGCCTCATGATGTAATCTGATATTTCTCGGCTCGGCAAGCAGCTCATAATCACATCTTTAGGGGCACCCGCCTCTACCGCATATTTATGAATTAGATCTGCTGCGTAGATACTGCAATCTTTGGTTCGAGGATGGGGTAAAAAAACAATACAATTCCTCGTCTTGAGGGAATAGAGGGATTTGAAAATAACAGTGGCAGTGGGGTTGGTACAGGGGAGGATGGCGCAGATTGGACCAACTGGTTCGGCAATCCTGGAAATCCCAAGAGAGGTATTGTGATCAATCACACCCACGGTTTTTGTGTCCTTGTACATGGCGTAACTGTGCTCGGAAGCATAAATATTCTTTAGGATCTTGTCCTCCACACACCCAATCTTGGATTCTTCCACTGCCATCTTGGCCAGTTCTACAGAATGGTTCTTGATATTGTCGCTGACCTTTTCAAAAATAGAATCGACCTGGCGCTGAGAATACCCATAAAATTTTTCTTGTGCCTTCTTCATCCTCTCCAGATACTTGTCCGCATCCACATTGCTCGCAATGGCCTTGGATACATCCACATGGAACATCCTATTGCCAAAATGTCTTGTTCTCTGGATGGCTCTCGAAAACATTTTTATTTAAAAAATGTTTTTATTTAAGTAATTTAGTATTTATCAAAACGCATTATCAAAATGATTTAAAAATATTGTATTTTCATCTTCAACAAACGCCGAAGTAGGTATAGTATAACTTGAATCTGTGTATCGTGCTATGTTGGAAATCCTAAATTCATCAATGTATCCATTTTTCATTTGTTGGGCGTTGGTATAGCCACCTATCCATAAATCCGTTGTAGAACTAAAAGAAAATCCTCTGCTTAAAGTTGTTTCTAACCTTCCATTTGTATAAACCTTCCAAGAATCTGTGCCCGTCAGCACTAACGCACAATGATACCATGTATTAGTAGAATAAGAATTGGTTCCTGTGGCCGTGGATCCTTTTTGAAAATCAAGAAGTAGTAATTGCATTGTGCTTGAGGTTAACCATAGTTGAACACTGTTTGACTGTGAAGTCCCATTTTGAAGTCCAAACACAGCTTGTTGGTTTCCTGCAGATCCTTTATTGTTTGTGCAATAAAACCAACATTCTATCGTGCATTGTCCAGTGATCCTGGAAAAAGAAATGCCAGAAACCTTAAGGGTGGATGTACCCCAAGTAGGAGATGTATACATTAAGAATAAAGAAGACCCTCCAAACTTATATATATCTGATTGGACATTTGCTGAATTCGCAGTATAAGTAAATGGCACCATCGTGGTGGTTGGCATCAT